GCGTGGCCGGAGCGCGGCCCTCCACGATGTCGCGCACCAGCGCCCACATGTCCTGCCCGGCATGGTTGCGCGTGAAATGGCGCACCGCATAGATACCGTCTTCGCGGTACTCAACGCCATCCAGCCAGCCGGTAATCTGGCGTACGCTGCGCTCCGGGCGGTCGCGCCTCTCGCCCGCCGACGGGTGATCCGCAAACGTCTTGACGCCCTCAAAGAGCGCCGTCGCCCGCTGCAACACGTCCGCGCCGTACACACGCCCGTTGGCGCTGCGCCCTGGGCGGATGATGCGCTGGCGTACCGTCTGCGCGTCGTTGTCAATGACCGCTTCGGCCAAGTCGAGCGTTTCCACAAAGACCAGCGTCTTGCTGTCCACCTTCCCCATCGTGCCCCCGCTTTCGCCCTCTTTGAGCAGGGCGTTTGCCACCCGGAATGCATACGTCTCGCATTTCTCCTGCTCGCCGCCCTTCGCCCGGCACTGGTCATACGCGCCGTTCCATGCGCCCACCCACTTCTTCGCCTGCGCGGGCGGAACGTGCTTCGGTACTGTGTCGGTCGTGTAGGGCATGGCGCTATTCCCTTTCAGCGAGCCAAAGCGCGTATCTCAGAAACGGGTCATTGTCAAAATAGATGCGCAGCCCGCCGCCCTGATCGGCAATGGCGTAAGCTACATAGCCGCGCCACTGCACCGCCTCCCTCTCAATGAACGCCTGAATCTTCAGCGCAAAGTGGTCGTCCATCAGTTCGCGTGCCGCCTGCACCAGCGCTTTCCTAACCGTTTCGCGCTCTGATGCGCCGTCTACCAGAATATCAGTCTCGCAGACGACTATGTCTTGGCGTGGCACCTTAATGCGCTTGTGCCCCAGCACCTCATAGATCATCGCTCCGCCATTTCTTCTGCCAGATACCAGGGCAGCCTCGCCTCGCGCAATCGCCGTGCCCCATCCTCTTCTGCCGCGCTCACAAATGAATCGTATGACCGCCCGCGATTCTCGAATGCCTCGCGCGCATAGGCCAGGTGGCCCTTAAGTCGCTGGTCGCGTATCTTATCAATCATGGTGTAAACAGTCTCATCATCAGGACTTGCCAGTCCCATAAGCCGATTTCGCTCTGCCCGCGTGAGTACCGTCTTACCCAGCCACTCGTCAGCAGCGAGGATCCCTGCCGCCTTTACCCGCACATCCCCAACGATATGCCCCGGCACTGTACCCTTCCCCAAACGATAGACACTGTAGAGCATGTCCAGTCGCGCCTCGTCCACTTTCGCGCGGTCAAATATCGGGTTCGCGTCCTCGTCATAGGCAAACATGTTTGCCATGTAGTCTGCAATTGCACTTTTGGCGGCCCCCGCCTCAATCACCGCTGGTGTGATCCCCCGTGCCAGGTCCAGCGACGCCTGATTTTCTGCCGCCATCTGCGCCAGCTTGTCAACTGGCACGGGCTTCGCCGCCGCCGTGCCGGTGAATGCCGCGCCCCGCTGCTCGTCTAGTCCGCCGTCTGTGATCATGCCGTTGCGCGCCGACCATTCGCTGTAAGTCTCGCGGACGCCCGCAACCTCGTCCATCAGACGCTCATCTTTTAGCACCGGGACGATGGTGCAACGGCATCCCGGATGGCTGCCCGACGGCGGTTGTAGCTGCGGGTCGTTGAACTTGAACCGCTTGCCGTCCATCGCGCCGCAAATAGGACAGGTACGTTCGTCCTTAGTTGCCGTCCACTCCCAACCGCTCAGGATGTCGGCATTCTCCTCATACACCGCCAGCGCGCCCAGGTTGCTCGCCCGCAGGATTTCCGTGCGGGCAATCATGGTCGTCTGGTAGAAGTTGCGCGTAAAGCCCTTGCGCCTGTCCGTCTGGATACCGTATTCGTCGCGCAACCGGCGCATTGCCGCGCCTATGCCTTCACCCTTCACCATGCTTGCCGTCAGGCTGCGTTTGGTGCGCAGCACGAACTCCTCGCGGGCAAAGCCAAGTTCGGTATGCCAGTCCTGCCCCATATAGCGCCGGTCACGGCCCATCATCGGCTGCAACAGCAGAGAACGAATGGCCTGCGCGGGCAGTACAGGTCGAAAGCGTATCGGAATATTTGGATTAGTCGCCTGATCCAACACCCACGCGCGCCCGGCATAGCCCTGCTCATACGCATCTATCAACGCCGTGTCTATATGCGCCTCGGCCTGTGCGATCAATGCGTTAATCTCGCGCTCCATCTGCTCTAGCAGGATGGCCCGCCGCGCAAAGACCGGCTTGCCGTCATCACCGTATGCCATTGTCAAGGTGCCTGCTACCTCACGGTAGCTTTTCAGGTACAACTCATACAGCGCCCGCGCCTGTTCTTTCTCCAGCCCGTAAATGCGCCGCCTGACCCATGACTCTGCTGTGCGCAGCGCCTCGCTATCTGACCAGAGCGTGCGGGTAATGAGCGCTCCGTCATCAGGCAGCGGCAGGCGCGGCTGTCGGCTTCTCCCCACGTTCCTCGCCTTCTGTGTCTTCGCCTTCGCCCTCGTCCGGCAGGCCGATGTCGCGCGGCCTCAGCGCCAGCCCCTGCGCTACCTCACTACGCGCCGCCTCTTTCTCGCGCTCGATGCGCTTGCGCTCGACCGCCGCGTCCAGCCCCAACGTTGCCGTGATGATGTCACTCGCCCCTTCGTCGCTCACCCAGCCGCTCATCGTGGCAATCGCCAGCGCCTCGGCCAGCGTCTTCGGGTCGTCCTCCTGCAAGTCGGGGAACTTGACATGCACGGCGTCCAGCGTGTCGATCATCTCCGGCGCATCGTCCGCGCCCAGGATAGCGTCCCCATCGGCGTCCTGTACCGGCACTTCGTCGGGCAGCCGTCCGGCATTAATCGCCATTTGAATGACCCACTTGTAGATCGGCATCCATACCTGCTCGGCCATCGTCTGCTGCGCGTCAGTGAACTTCCACAGCGCGGGCAACTGCTGAGCCGTCGCACTGGCGAGATTGGCGTTCTGTCCGTCGCTGAGCATATACTCCGGTAAGCCCATGCCGACGGCGGTCATGAGCTTCATTTGCCGCCCGTCCTCAGACACGTCCGCCGCGCCCACGCTGTTACTGAGCGGTTGCCACACCTCGCGATCGCTGTGCACGATGATGCTGCCCGGCGTCGGCGGCTTGGTGTAGCGTGATACGGCGCTGGCGACGTTGTTGGGCGTGGCCCCGCTGATCGTCACGTCCCAGAGCAGCGCCCCGCGCCACATGTTCTGACGTGCCCGGTTTTCCATCCACTCTTTGTATGCCCGCAGCCAGGGCAGCACCACGAACAGATCGGGCCGCCCGCGCAACTCGTAGCTGTGCCGGTTGACCGCAACGTGCAGCACCTCCGCCGCGTCGATCCACTCGTCTACAATTTGCCCGCCCACGCTGGTCGTGCTCTGCGTGCCCGTCGTGTACTGCAAGTGGTAGCGCAGCACGCGCCGGAAGAAGCCGGGATCAGTTTCAATCTCCACAATGTGCCAGGGCGGGAGCGGCACAATTACACCGCCGCCGTTCTCGCCTGCCACCTTGCGGATGAATATCTCGCCGTCTACCTGGAGGTCTTGGAGTAGTGTCTTGTCCATTTCCTCAATAGCATTTTCAGGATTGGCCCGGAACTCATCAATGACCGCCTGCACGTCCTGATTGCGACAGGTCACGACGTGCCCGCGCCCTACGGCGAACTGGCGCGTAATCTGGACGGCTTGCTTGGCGAGCGGATTGCGCTGGTAGGCCGCGTGGCAGTTGGTCAGCACCGCCTTGCGCGTCTCGAATGACCACTCTTCCAACGGGTCTTCGGTTGGCATGGTGATCGGGCCGTCATACGCCTGGCTGCGGTACGGCGAGTCGAACTGGAAGCGCATCGTCTGGCGCTGCGTGGATTCCAGGAACGTGCCCACCGCCTTCGCCCCATGCGCCTTGACCCAGAACGGCAGTAGCGCGGGCTGGCTGTAATCCACGCCGTCATGAATGACGTACTCCGGCGCGGGGATCGCCGCCCCTGTTGCCGTCAGCGGCGTGCGCCATTTGCGCCACTGTGCCCGTATCCGGGCGCGCCAGACTGCCAGCCGCGTTCTCATCGTCACGCCTTCATGCTCAGCGAAAACACCTGCGAGCCCGTCGCCGGTACGCCGCTCCCGCTGCCATTGGTTAGCACCAAGCGCGCGCTGCCCGCCACGCCAAACCACGCCGGAGGCATGTCATGCATCACCCCGCCCGTTGGGAAAAGAATGCACCAGTTGGCATAGCCGCTCTCGTACGACAGGCCGGAGCGCCACACACCCCAGATGTCCTGGGCATGAATGCTGATATGCGTGCCCGCCGCCGCCGGGATAGTGCCTGACGGCGTGATCGTTCCCAGGGCGAACAGGCCGAATGGGTATTCAAACGTCGTGCTGGTGGGCGATCCGCTGGGAATGGACGCTGTAAACTCCACCGCCATGCGGGTATTGCCGCCATAATTGCTTTTACTCTGCGTCATTGTTACCCCTTCCGCGCCGTCTCATCGCGGCGTCCTCTGCCTTCACGATCTCCGGCCTGGGGTCATAGCCCCGGTCGTAATCACATCCGTCGTCGATCATGCGCTCCGGCCCACGCACCATGTAGGCGGGCGCTTGCGGGTCGAGCGTCTTCTCGATGCGCTCAATCAGCGCCCGTCGCGCCCTAGAAATCACCGGCCCCAATCGTGTATTCGTCTGCATACTGCACCTGCGATGCATCTAGCGCGAGACCAAACATTGAATCGGCACCCATCACGGCATAACGTAGCGCATCCATACAGTGATCATTGGCCTTCACTGGCTGATCCTTGATGCCGAGCTTGTTCTCAGCCCACTGATAGCTCTCGAACTCTGATATGGTGTACACGCAAGACGGACTCAGCATAAGCCTGGCTCGCCCATCCCCTTGCACCACAAGACGGTTCTTGACCGCTTGCAACCCAGTCAAAACCGCATTGTTGGCCTCTTCTGCCGGGAGGCTGGCCTCTCGAAACTGGGCGATGAAATCGGGTTCAGACGGGTCGCAAAAGAACACGTTAATGCCCCATGTCCGCCATGCCTGCTTGGCAACCTCAACCCACTCTTCAACCCGCCGCTGTCGCCGGTAATGTTCGGCCACCTGCCACATGCGCCCGTCGCCATCCACGCCGAATACCAGAATGACGCCGGGATTGGCAAAACCCCAGTCTACGCCCGCCACCATGTCGGTGAAATGCTCCGGCATAGTGCTCGTGATATGAAACTCGTGCCGGAACTCCGGGTAAATCAGCCCCTCAAAAGCGACGAACTCTCCATCCAATTCCTGGGCGGCGAAGTCGCCCGTGTACGTCTGTCGCCAGATGTCGAGTACCGCCGTGTCAAGGTAAACATTATCGGCGCTGCTTGCCCGATAGAGCGCCCGGCCTGGCTTTTCCGCCTGCACGAAGTGCTGCCAGACCCAGTTGCGGCCCTTCGGCGTCGTGGCAATCCAGGCATAACCCAATCGCCCGAACTGACGCAGACGGCCCAACATGATTTCATAGGCCCGATATTCACAAAGAGCCGCCTCATCACCGAACCACCAGGTGATGGATGGCCCGCGCAACCTGTCCGGCTCCGATGCCGTGCGGAACAGCACTTCACTCCCGTTGCGCATCGTAGCCATCATTTCGTTGCGATTGAACTTC